TTCCATACTTATCATTAATATCTAAATGTAAAAAGAAATCTCCATACTTACACATATTACGAACCCAAGGCCATAAATTAAATTCTATATTCAATATATCATAAAATAAATTATGTAGAATTTGTTGAATGTTATCATTATTACTATGAATCTCAACAACATTACCATATTCACTTTTCATTGTTGATTCATCTGAATAAATGTCAAGTGCACTTGATATTATAGAATCTGAATCCATTGATTCATAATCTTTAAATAATCCCAACCTTGCAGCCATCACTTGATGGACAGTTGAATATCCAGAACTAATTAAATCCAATCCACTATGAAGTTTTGAATATCTATCTACGAGATGACTTCTCACTCCATGTTGTAGTTGATCTGTATCAGCGATTTTTAATTTTTTACCACCGACATTTCTCACGATTACATTTGTTGAAAATAATCGTCTTAACCGACCAAATAATGTTTTATCAGCCATTTTTTACCTCACTTATAAGAGCCATGTTAACGACTCTTTCTTCTTATCTATTTCCCAATCCCAAGATTCATTCTTGTTCTCTTCAGGAGTATAAAGACCATCAATATCTTGCATTCTATTAAGAGTCTTTTTTGTTAATTCAATTCCCTCAGTTCGTAACCTTAATGCAGTATCACGAACCCAAAGTCCTATTGCAAAAGACATTACAAGATCATCATTATATCCTGCCATTGCTTCTGCTCTGTTGTTTAAGTAAATGAAAGTAAACAATTCATCAACCAATCGGTTACTACGAACTATCACACTCTCATCTCTAAAATATTCCTCTAACTTTGCAATAATCAAAGGTCGAGTTTTCATGGTGGTACTGAATCCAGCCACCATATTTTTTTCTGCAGCTCTATATCGATTTGACATTTGGTGTGCAATATCGACATATTGTAAATCTTTACTTGTATAAAATAGATTAGGATAATCCCTATCTATTACTTGTTGGATGGTTGCCCAACCAATGTTATTGTTTTCTATAATTAGTAAGGCATCATTATATTCTGTTGAAATACTCACTAACATATTACCAAAATCTTTAGTTGGTATCTTTCCTTTATATTCCGCAACTTGTTCTACCTTTTCAACATCAATAATATGGAATGCACTATAATCTTTTGAATCACCTCTACCCACATCAGCACATACTACATAATTTTTAGTGTAGTCTGGTGGCTCCCATATCCATAAATTACTATCAACACCACGTTTTTCTATTGGATCCTTAACCATTACATCTCTACATTGTTCTAAAATAACACCATCAATTACTGAAGTACCAGAAGTAATAAAATCACAATCACATTCTTGTGCTGCACTTTGTACACCTAATAATCCATCTTGTTCATCTCTCCACTCTTGATTTCTATCAGGATGTACCGTCCAATGTAGTTTGATAAAGTTGAACATACCTCTACCCTCTTCTGCCTCAACCCAAGTTCTGTGAAACCAATTACCAACTCCGTTTGGTGTTGATAATGCAATACATTGACCACCAGTAGTTAAAGTTTGTTGAGCTGCAGTCCATATATCATCAATCTTGTCAATGAATGCTGCCTCATCTAATATCAATAATGATAGAGCTTCAGAACGAGCTGCTTCAGGTCCTGAAGAAACTGCTTTAACTTGTGAACCATTTTTATAACGTAAATTTAATTTATTATCCTCAACACATTGTTGTTTTAACCAACTCGGTAGATTAGCATGCATAACACGAATTTTAGTTACCAAGTTTTTTGCCACATCTTGTTTCGTAGCAATTACAAGAATATTTTTATCAGAATGGAAAGTCATCATCCATAAAGAGTATCCAGCAGTTATTGTGGATATACCAAGTTGTCTTGCCTTCAATATAATGTTAAATCTATGTTGTTCAAATTCATTAACCGAAGATTCTTGAAAGTCATACAAATCAAATGGTATTTTACCTTTAATTGGATGTTGAATCATACAAAACTTTTTCATAAAGTATGCAGGATCTTTTGCACACTTCACATACTCTTGTTTGATTACATCTTTTAATGGTGTTGGATTAGTAGACATTAGTTAACGATTTGACCAGCGAGGTTTACAGAAGTCGCGGTCATAATCACTCCATAAGTAAAGTACAACCATTTATTCTCATACCAACTGGGTTTCACAAGTTTTACCTTTTTTTCTAATATTTCTGAACGTTCTTTCAATACTTCAATTGAAAGGTCTTTATTCGCGATTATTAGTGAGTCTGTTTGAGCATTTTGTTCTAATAACTTAATAATAGAGTTAAGGTCTTTAATAGTTTTAGTATTTAGACTATCTTTAACTTGTAAATCAGTTATTTGTTTGGTAAATCCCAAAATTTCAGATTCCGTAAAGGTAAATGTCTTTTCTTGTGAAAAAACCATTCCTACAAATAATAATATTTTAATTAAATTCTTCATATATACATATATATCAGTTTACTTGGAAAACTTCTTCAAAAAGTTTACTGCTTCGTCTACATCATCAATTTCAACAGCTTCTTGAGCCTTTTTGATGTCTTTTTTAGTAGATTCTACTTCTTTTTTCAGTCTTTCCACTTGTTTTTTGTTTATTTTCTTCTTTGACTCAAGTTGCTTAACTTTTTTCTCAGTTTGCTTAACTTCTTTGTCCTTTTGCTTAATTGCATCATCAAGTTTTTTGATTTCTTCCTTTTTCTTACCTGAAGCCTTTGCCCCAAGTCCTAAAATAGCTAAAAGTCCTCCCAAAATCCCCAATAATACTTTCCACAATTTTTTCATTTAACTTCTCCTAAAAACGAAAGACCTGCACCATGTACAAGTTCTTCAAGTGTTACTGTTTTATTACCATTCTCATCAATCGACTCATATTCTTGTAATTTCATTAATTTTCCTATGATTCTATGATAAACTTCTAAAAGTTTTTCAATTTCTTCGTCTTGTCCAATCTTTCGGTGATACTCTTCTGCAACTTCACCAAGAGTTGCTGTCATATCCATCAATTCAAACACTACATCTTCGGGTAATATTAACTTTCTACTATTGTACATCTTCATCTTCCAACTCCGTTTCAAGTTTTTCTATATATTCTCTAGCCTCTTTGACAAGTCTATCGAAATTTTCTTGTCCCATTGACCATTCTTCCTTCTCCACACCCTTTTCTACTACTCCAACTTCATTGAAAAACGTCGCCTTACCACCCGTTTCCTCAAATTCATCAATACTCTGTTTTAAATCTTTTAAATATGACTTTTTATTTTCTCTAATTTTATTTTTTTCCCATTCTTCATATTCTCCCTTAATACGAAGTTTAGTCTCTATCTTAACCTGACAATCAAAGCAATGTCCCATCATTCTCCAAAACTTATTATCAAGTTTTTTCTTCATTACCTTCTTACACTCAGGACAGAACCAAGGCATCCTAGCCTCTTTTAAAATATCAGACAATCTATCTATTTTATCACCTTGTGGTTCTGATTTACCCTCATATCCTACTTGGACATAATCTTTTTCATACTCTCGTCCCGCCATCAAGTCTTTTAAAGCCTTATTTTGTCGTTCCGAATCTTTAGAATAACCTGCCAATTTAACTCCTATCCAAATTTCAAACTACCCAATATCTGATTAATCGGAGCAAAAGCACCTGTGAACTTGTATATCTTTCCTTTATATTTGAAAACTATACCTTCACTTGGAACTACTGCATCCAACCCACCTATTGCCTGTAATTTTTCTATTTGTATTTTTAATTTCTTCAACTTATCTACATTACCACCACTTTTCAAATCATTTAAAGCTTTGATAACGTCTTTTCTAATCTTTTGTGTAGCCTTTTTAGGTGATGCTGCCATATACCCACTAATATTTTTTAATATTTCTGCTCCCACTTCAAAAAATAAAACTTCGAATGGTTTTATATTATTTTTAAAAATCTTTTGAATATCATTTTTATCTGTAGATAATATCCAATCTAAAAATTTTGGATTATCTTTATAATCTTTTTTAATATCCACTATCTTATATGATTTATCAAAATATGCCCAACGATTAACCAAACTAACAAATTGATTTGGTTTTAAACTAACCTTAAATTGTTTTGATGCGTTAAACACATACTCTTTCCAATACGCCTGATGATAATCTCCCAATCTATCTGTATCTTTTAATGCATATGTAGATTGTAATTTCTTTAATTTTCCTAAAAATCGAGATTTATTCTTACCAAAATTTTGTGATTTTGGAACTGTTAAGAAATTAGGTTTACTAATCTTAAATTTCTTTTGTATATTAGCATTTATTTGTCTAATCATACCTTCCAACATACGAGCTGAGTCTTTTGGTTGTCCTATCGCCTTTCCACTATCATCATATTCTAACGTTCCGTGAAATACTATTTCTGCTACATCATAATCAATAATGTTTGCTGTCTTAGGATACATAACCTCTAAATTCATCCACTTACTACCATTTCCAAAAACTTTTTCTTTTTGTTTATCTGATAATCTACCTATTGATTTTTCTAAATCTTTCATAGCACCTACAAATGCCTTTTCTATATCACCTCTACCACTAAACAAACTCTTTACTCCACTTGTTGTAAGAGCACTTTTACCGTGATTTTTTAAATGACCTTTATTACGAGCTGCCTTTAGTTTACCATCTACCCAACTAATCATTAAATTTTGACCATCAAGTTTTTCGGTAACGTTATCCTCTCTATCTAACTTTCCACTTAACCCATTAATAATTATCTGTTTCAAATCTGAAAACGTAAGATTATTATCATCAAATGGATGACTCATGTGTCCATAAGCTCCACCTTCTATTAAGAACACTACATCTTTCATATAATTTTCTTGCATTTTTTTAATTTTCGTTGCAGCTTTAGTAGCACTCTTCATATCAAAAGTAGGAGAATCTTTAACCTTCTTTTTTCTATCTTTAATTTCTTTTTCTCCAAAATATTTAACTATTTCCCAACCCATTTTATCAACTATCTTTTGTATATGATTTTGCCATTTTGGAAATGGATTATCTACACTATCGGTATTTTTTGTATTTTGATTAATAGTCCTACCATAAGTAACTGTAGGTGTTCTCTCCATAGATGCAAAAGAATAATCAAATGCTGGATCAACAACACCTTCTGCACCATCATTTAAAATATCAGCTATTACTTCCCATCCTAAAATTTTTGCATGTCTTGGTGAAATACGTTTATAATCTGCAAATGATTTAAAAAAATCATACATACCCTCATCTGACAAATCACTAGCTGATATTGTACTTGGAAATGAACTTACTTCCTTTACTATTTCTTTTACTTGAGGTTGACTGTAAAATTCAAATAATTTTTTAAATTTATTTGTCAACATATTAAAGATACCTTTATCATAGTATCCAAATAACTTTTTAAATAATTTTTCTCGTTGTTTATCATTTACTTTTGGAGATCCCAATATATCTCTCATAGTAGTTCCACTAATTTCCTTACCACCAACTCTCATAGACACATGAGGTGCTGAGAGAATATATCCACGTTCTTCGTATCCGACCATTTTATTTTTATTCTTTTTATAATCATCAAAGTATTTTCCACCTTTTAATCTACCAGCGTCTTTCTTACCAAAAATATAGATAACTGCTGTAGTATCTTTATCATATTTCTTTAATACATTTTTTGCACTATAAACATTCTTTTCCATAACAATACGATTAGATGGAACACCCATTTTTGTCATATGTCGAGCTTTTTCTTTAAAGTTCATTGGGTGTCTTGGTAAAGATTTGAGATTAGATGTAACAATATAAGCATCATCTACTCTTTTCTTTAACCACTCGTAGGTTTTTTTATGGTGTAAACCAAATGGTTGAAATCTACCACCATAGATACCAATTACTTTTTTAATCTTTGTATCTTCTTCTTCCAAATCTGGATCATAATATCTATGTTCACCATCAGGATTATTCTGAGGTGTGTTACCAACATTTTTTAAATAATGTGGAGGATTTAACATTTCATTTTTTTCCTCTACTGGTTCATAACCTCTTTTCTTTTTGTTTTTCTTTGTTTGATGACCAGGTTTATTATGTTTATTTCCAGAATCATCCCAATCATATGTATCGGGTTCTGCTAATTTACCCATATTTCCTGAGCCTTGAGAACCAGCGTGATGTCCTGAAAAAGATTTTTCTATCTCTGAACCTGGTTCATCTTTTAGTTTTTTAATTTTATCTTTTACCTTATTTGGTAATGACTCTTTGACTTTTTTATAACCACTCATTCTATTAGTTTTATTTTTATTTATACCTTTTCTACTTGGTGATGGCACAACATCTTCTGTTTTAGGTTTTTCAATCCTAAATTTTAATGCTGATCTACCATTTATAAGTAAGTCACCCTTTTCGTTCCAATCAATAGATTTAACAACTACTTTTTTATTTTTAAATCTACCCATTTTAACAGTATCACCAATTTCAACTGGTACATCTATACCTTCAATAAGTGGTTTAGTTAACCATTCGGTTAGTTTATTCATTATTTACCTGAACAACTTAACTACTGTGGTAGTACTACAACTTACTTCTGCAAGTTTTATTGGATACATTGTACCTGTTTCAAGTCCTCTATCCAAAATTTCACCACCAGGAGCAGATAATTTATATCCACTACCAGATACCAACATAAATGCTGCATTTTGATTACTAGCTGTTGGATGATATAATTCTGAATTAACCGACTTGTAAAGTTCAGAATAAGTTCCTTGTGTGAACTTATCCACTATAGCGGTTCTACCTACAAATGAACCTTGTGTTGCTGTTGCCATTTTTTATCTCCTAATTAATCTTTTTAATTTACTCTATCAAACAGATAAAGCTCTACGATACCAACCAAACAAAAATCTTTCTTGTTCTGGTTTTTTATTTACTAAATCATAGTAATGTTTCATTCTATAACAACGAACTCTCTCTACTGATGGTTTATAGGTTTCGACTGCACCTTTAGTACCTGGCCCAAATCCACCATCAACTGCCAAATCCGCACCTTTTGCATTACATGCTCGTTGTAAAATTCTTACTGCTGTTCCTCTACCTTGATTCACACACATATCAAAAAAGATGTGTTTTAAATCGTCAGGTAAATCGTCTACTTTATTCTTATCCCAATAATCTCTTTTATAGATTTCTTTTGCACCATCTTCTGTAAGGTTCTTAATATCTACGTCAGGATAGAATCGTTTTGCGATTCCAAAATTAGTTTCGCCTCCTAAATCTTTAGGATCGTGAACATATCCGCCTTCGTGATGTAGAGTTAGTTCAATTATTTCATCAAATGTAGTTAACATTTTATACTCCTTGTTTTTTGAGGATTTGTTGTTTTTTAATCCATCTTTTTGCAATTGGATTTTTGATTGGTTTTTTAACAAACTTATCAATCCCTTTTTTAACCAATATATTAAATTTTTTAGTTGCATCTTTTGGTTTCAAATGTTTAGAATTATCTACTATTAAAAAGTCTTGTTTAAAAAGATTTTGAAATCTACCTAAATTTTTCTGTACGTCTTTCCAACTTTTTTCTAATAACTTTGGTGGTAAGATTCTATCTCGTTTTTGATTTCTTTGTTGTGCTACCTCTAATGAAGTATTTACAAACACCATATAGCTATCATAACCTTCTTTTTCTAAATCTTTTTTCATTTTAGCAAGTTTACCAAAGTCGTGGCCAGTACCATCAACAATCATACCCAACTTACCTTTTTTATACATCTTCATTCGTTGAGCAGTAAGTGATTTACTAAAATCTCTTAATCCACTATAATCTTTATCTTTTGGATCGGTTAATTGTTTAAATAGTTCATCTGGCATCTTATCTAAATCAGTTCCAAAACCAAACTTGTTTAAAAGAAACTTCAACTCTTTATCTGAATTAACCATCTTTAAACCAACGTGGGATATATTCAATCTATCAGGTATTCCAAATAATCCTTTAGCTACCCAAGTTTTACCACTTCCAGGGCCACCAGCAAGAAAAACTGCTTTAAATATGCCAGGATCATCAACTCCTTCAAATAATAAATCTTTCAATTTAATCATACTGTTCTTTCGAATATATTGTTACAATTATAAATATTAAATAATAAAATTTACCATTTATTTAATCTCAATTTACGTTTACCCTCTAACCCATTTTTCCAACAAAATCCATGATTTCTCCATAATTTATTACGATATATAGGAATTTTAGTTCTACCCAATAAATGATATGCCTGTATTCGGTGGTATCCATCCATAATTTGATTTTTATTGTTTATATATACAGGTATTTCAATACCTTGAGTAATAATTGATTGAAAATACAATACTAATGATTTATTTGTATTTTTACCCACACATTCACAAACTGGCCCTTCATTTGGATGTCGTGGAACATTTAGTTCTTCTATATCGTTTACAAAATACTTATCAAAGTTATTTCCATCAAAATCAATAAAGTCCTCTTTTGGTAATAATTCATAGACTTGTGGAAATAATTTAAGAAAAAATTCTTTTTCAGTCATAATGTAAATCTTCCATATCGCCCATTAAACTTGATAAACAAACTCTACGATAATCAGTACCTCTATCGAAATCTTTAAATTGAGGATGGTTTTTATCTGTTATCCCAAATAAAACACATTTACTATAACCTATCTTTAATTGATTACATAGTTCTTCTTGTTTATCTCTATATGTTTCAGTATTATAATCTACAGAATAATTATCTATAATTTTTTGTCCAACATGAACACCAACAGTATTTAACATTT